GATTGCCACGATTCATATAGGGGATTTTTTGGGGTTTTGGAGGGGTAAAAATGGCTAAAAATTAGCGTTTTTGCCACAAAAACATAAAATTGCCACAAAAATTCAAGAACTTTTGGAGGGGCTTTTGGCAACTCCAAATTAAAAAACGCTGGAATTATATTTTTATTTTTTGCATTTTGTCAAGTGCAAATGCAAAAAAAATCTAAAAATTGCAATTTTCCAAACCCGCCTTATTTTCCGATATTCCAAGCACAAACCCATAATGCAAAGTTGAAAAATTACGCGCGATTCTAGCTAAATATTCCGCCACTAAAAAACCCATATAAAAGCATTAAAAGCTCGTATTTATGGTAACTTTAGCGTTTTTTTATTCTTTGCTCTGCGCTTTGGTGTTTTTGCATTTTGCAATTTGTCTTGAAAATTATCATTTGTGCGCACATTTTGCAAAGATTTGAGAAAAATAATTTATTTTATTTGCCTCTTGTAAAACTTAAATTACTTTAAGCTTAAAATTTTCGCGCGTTCGTGTGGGGCGGTTTGAAGCGGTAAGACTAGATAAGGCGTGGCGTAAAATATGTGCGCTCTTGTGTGGGGGTAAGAGGGGCAGAATTTGAGGCAAAGCAAGGTGTGTGGGCAAAGTATGCTATGGCTTGAATTTGTCGCCTTTCTACTTTCTTGCAATTCTGCATTGCAAAGACAAGAAGGAGAAAAAATGACTTTTGCAAATCTTAGCGGTGGGAGAGATTCTACCGCAATGGTAGTTAAATGGTTGGAATTAGGCAAAGAGTTAGATTATATCCTTTTTTGCGACACCAAAGCGGAGTTTCCGCAAATGTATGATTATATCAACAAACTAGATTCCTATTTAAAAAAAGAGTTTAATAAAGAAATTATTGTTTTGAAATCTAAAAAAAGCTTTTGGGAAATGGCATTTCAAACGCCTATTACAAAAGGCGAGAGACAAGGCAGACTTAAGGGAATCCCTAGAAAACTTGGAATGGATTATTGCACGAGGGATTTAAAAATTAACCCAAGTAAAGAATTTGTATTATCGGTTAGCGCAAATAAATTTAGAAATGTCGTGCTTATAGGATATACCTTTGATGAAGTGCAAAGAGGGCGCACGAGTAACCTAAATTATGCTTCCGCTAAATATCCTTTGCACGAATGGCACTGGAATGAGGAGGAATGCGAAAGCTTTTTGCGCCAAAGAGGAATCGCAAATCCTCTTTATCGTGATTTTAGCCGCACAGGTTGCTTTCTTTGCCCAAAACAAAGCCTTAAAAGCCTTTATACCCTTTATAGCAAATATCCTAAGGAATGGCTTGTGATGAAAAGGTGGGAGGATGAGGCTAAAAGGCTTGATTGTGTCAATCAAACTTTTATGATTAAAGAAAGCTTGGAGGAGTTAGAGGCGAAATTCAAAGAAAAAGATAAACGCCCCTCTTTGGATTTTGGTGATGAATATGCGTTAAGCGAAACTTGCTTTTGCAAAGGTTAGACATTATGTGGTGGAGTTATGTTATTGTTTTTTTAGCAGTGGCGGAAATTGTATTTATGGGATTTTTATTGTATCTGCAAATTAAAGATGATTGAGAATGGCGCAATAAGCAAAGAAAACTAAGGCTTTTCTGCTTCCTCGCTATCGCCCTCGTATTGCTCGTCTAATTTCTCCCACTCAAAGCTTTCTAAGTCATTGTGCTTTGGCAAATCATACTCTAAGGGTGCGAAGTCTTTTGCGCTCAATTCCACGATTCCTAAGCATTCCTCCTCGTAATCAAGCACAAGCACATTTTTGCCATTTAAACTCACACTCCTAGCCTTTAATGCTCTATCGTAATACTCCACTGCCTCTTTTATGCTCATTTGACTTAAATCCTGTATCGCCTGTGTTATTTCTAGCTCTCTTATGGGTGTTTTGGGGATTGTGGTTGTGGTTTGTGTTAAGGCATTGTAGTTTAGGGTTGTGGTTTTTAAGCACACACTTAAGGCTAAATGTGTAATTTCTATGTTTGGATTAATCCGCGTTAGGAACATTCCGCATTGGGATTCTATCTCTTTTTGCTTTTGTTGGTATGATTGCATTTTGTCTTTTGCGGCTTGTGCGTTTTGTGTGGCGCAATACGCACTCCATAACGCGATTTGCTCTGCTCTTAGAGGCTGTATTTTCTCTTGCGCTTCTTTAAGTTTTAATCTTTTGGTGAGGTTCATATTCTCTAATTGCTGCGTTAGCTGTATGCTGTAAGTCTCTATTTTATAGACTTTTACCTTTGCCTCTATTGCACAGAGACACTCATAAAGCCATAATATGCTGTCGTGGTAATGTGAGGCTCTCTCCTCTAGCGTATAGTTCTCATTTGTTTGAAACTCATTCCACACCGCAGAAACTCGCTTTAGCATTTCTGCTTCCTCTGCCTCTGTTTTCTCTGTCTTTTTGCGTTTGAAGTCTTTTTTGCTAAGCCATTGTGTATCGGCTCTTAATCCTTTGTTGTAGTTCTTTAGCCTCTCCAAAAAATCACTTTGAACCATATAGTTTTCTATGGGTTCTATTTGCTCTTTTATGACGCGCTCATAAATTTTTTGTGCAGTGCCTAAAATATTAAAATAGAGTTTATTTAACTCTAAGAATCCTTGCGTAATGCGTTGATTATTAATGCGTCTTTTGTTCTCCAAGCCATCTAAGATTGCTTCTAGTGAGATTCCAGCACTCTTTAGCGGTGTTTCGTGTTGCAATGTATGGCTAAAATACTCCATATTACCCGCTTCTATCGTGTGCGCTCTTGTGGTTATAAACTCATCACTTTCAATCTTTTTGTAACTTCCTAAAATCCCTTTGCTTGGGTCGTATTCAAGAGTGGGAGAGTAGCTCTGCGAACCTGCATTTTGTGCCTTATAAATCTCTCCATTGGCAAAGATTTCATAAGCATTAAAAATAAGCACATGCGTTAAGGAATCCTTTTGCATTTTTGCGTCTAAATGTGCCTTTAAAGCACTTGTGCTACTTGCATACCTTTGCGCTTCTAGGCTTAAGCCTATCATCTTATCATACGCATACATTCCATAGAGTGTAGCACTTAATCCCACAATCGCACCTGCGGTTACAAGCCCCATTAATACGCTACTACTTGCAACACTTAGGGGCGGAAACACCACAGAAACAACCGCTAAAGCTATACTAATCAAAGTTTTAAAGATATTCCCGCCACTAAAGAGTGAGGATAAAAAGCCTCGCTCACTTCGTGCTTTTTTGTCTGCATATTCCCACGCAATCGGGTCGTATTCCTCGTATTTTAGCCCTAAGCCATACTTATCGCTAATGGCTTGGTATTGTCGCTTTTTTTCTTTGTAGTAGCGGTCGCGTTTCTTTTTCCATTTATTGAAAGGATTCCAACCCATTTAAAGCCTTTAAATAAATGCGCTATTTTTCTAAATCTCCATAAAGATTTTTTGGTAAGGTTCTCCATTCTTGAAGTCCATTAGGGCTTGTAGTCTGTTTTCCTCTGTTTGAATATCACTAAGTGCGCTTAGGATTTTAGAGAGGCTGCCTAGTTCTCCTAAAAGAGAGATTGCACTTAGTTGAAGTCCTGCTAAAAAGCGTTTTTCTATCAATTCCTGATAGCCCAAAGCCCTTTCAAACACATTGATTGCTTCATTTTCTAGGATTCTTTGAATCTCCTCTTGAATTACCAAAAAACTCACGCGCTCTTTAGCGATTTCTAAAGCCTTTTGGTTGATATTTTCTGTAATTTGCGGATTGGAGTTAAGATATTCTGCGATTCCTTTCTTAATGCTCTCCTCGTCCATATTTTCATAAATCTTATTTGGATTATTATTTAAAAAATCCTGCACATAGTCATAAATGAGGTAATCGGAGGAGGTTAAAATGTCTTGCTTCTTATCATTGATGGCATTTTCAAAATCTATTGTCGTAGAGTGGAGCCTGTCTCTACAATTTGCAAGGGTTTGGTTTAATTCAGAGTCTTTTTTGCCGATTACCTCATTTATAGCTATGGTTAAATTTTCTCTGTTTTGCTCTGAAAATTCTTTGGCTATGGCATTAGAGAGTGTCTGAAGCGGAAGCCTTGAAACTGCCTCTTGAATCATCGCATTTTTTTGCGCGTTAAAGAGACTTAAAACTTCCGCTTTGTTTTGTGTGCTTAATTCCTCTGCCTTTACTCCTAAAATCTCATTTGAAACTTTCTCTAAGCGATTCTGCAAACTTTGCAATTCTTGGTTGAAAGATTCCCTAAAAACCCTTTGTAATGTGCTTTGGCTTGTAGCACTCTTGGCTTCTTTTAGGGCTTCCTTAGCCTCGCCTTGCATTGCTTTTAAGTCTTGTATCGCTTCAAAAAGTTTCATTTGAGATTCCTTTTAAAATTCTGTCATAATTTGGCTAGGCAGGAAGTAAAACACGCGCACAATGATTGCACCTTTGGTGCTTACTTGGTTTGCCTTTACATTAATCGTCCCTGTGTTTTGCATTTTGTGCGCTTTTGCGCTTGTATAATTCCCTTTGGTTGCAAGGTTAAGGTCGTTTGCGAAAAACTCTGCTTCGCTTTCTAATCCTACTTTTAATGTTGTTCCTGTGTCTGCTTCCTCTTTTACTTCTATACTTACACTTAGCACTTCCGCACCGCCAGGCAATACTACTGCGGAAAAGGATTCATCTTGGATTGTTGCAAGAGTTAATGCGGTAACCGCTAAATAGCTTACATTATGCACTTTTTGTTTCATAATCTCTCCTTATTCTTTAGAGTGTGCGATTCCAATAACCGCGAAGTCGGTATCAGCATAAATATTTGGTGTGCCTTGTGTTGCCTCAAAGCGTCCCTTAGCAACACTTAGGATATTGTCAATCCCACACATTGTCTTTCTCCCAACATCTTGCTTGTCGTCAATGTAGAATTTAGGGGTTTTGCTTCCGCCTACGATTAATCCACACGCACCAACTAAGAATCCCATTCCATAAGATGTGGTATCATTGTAGTAGCTAGGTGGTGTGATTTTCTTGTGATTCTCAAGACAAATATTCCTGCGGTATTTCTCATCACTTACCTCACTGCTTACAAGTCCGCTTTGTGTTAAGCTCCAATTCCCAATCTCAATGACAGGACAACCATCAATTACGCCCAAAAATCCTGTGAAAAGATTGTTTAGCTCTCCTCTTTTGTCCATTTTTTGTAACTCTTTCCACTCAAAATCCTCTCTAAGTTGTGCGGCAGCATAAGAATCTAGTAAAATAGCATAATTATAGACACGCGCTTGAAGCCCATTGTTGTTCTTTTTCTCTGCTCTTAAGGGTTTAATCGGAAAGGCTTTTTGTCCATTGAAACGCTCTCCTGTTCGTGCCATAAAAATCGCGCGTTTAATGGCTTTAACATTGCAAACATCGCCTTTGACAAGTTCTCTTGTGCAGTCTTGCACACTCGCCTTTGTGGTGGTATCTTTGTATCCATTTGTTACATCGCACACAACAACATTTGTGCAGTCGTTAAATAGTGCGGTAGAGATATGATTGTCTCTTGATTCTCTTACCCAAGTCTTTAAGGATTCTGTGGCTTCGTGCAAGAAATCAATTTCTTTAAGGCTTTGATATTGCTTGACTTCAGACTTCACGCTGTTACCAAATAGTTTAGGAAACATCGTCTGACTTAGAATCTCAAAGTTATCTAAATTGGTTTCAAAGTCTGCATTGCCCTCTACGCCATCGCCTGTTAGTTTGGGTCTTAAACGCGGACGAAAGGGATTCATTCCCTCAACGATATGCACTTTTAATCCTCTATCGTAGCCTTTGCCTAGCAATGCTTCAAAGGGCGATTCCGCCCAACTCGTGGTCTGAATCTTCTTAGCAATCTCAACTGCAACATTTGGGTCGTCTCTCCAATTCTCTAACGCAATTTTGTTTAAATCTAGTGGCATATTTTCTCCTTAGTATCTATCCATAGGATTCTCATCAAATCCTGTGGTCTCATCAGTAGCTTTGTTTGCTACGCCCTCTAATTGTTGTGGCAACTGCTCTTGTGTTCCTTGTGGGTTTTGTTTTGGGTCTTGTTTCCCTTGTTTTTCCCAAAGCTCATAAACCTTTTTAAAAAACTCATTGGGAGGAAGTTGCTCTAATTCCTTTTGTGCGCGTGGTGGCAAATCGTTTTGATAGAAGTCCATCATTGCATTAAAAGCGTTATTGTCTAGCTTAGATTCGCTTATAAAGGCATTCACTGAATCATCAAAGCTTTTCTTGCTACGCTTTTGGTTAATGCTTGTTTCTAGCTCCTGCTCTCTTTGCCTTTTGTTGGTGATTCTTTCGTTGTAAAACTTGTTTTGCATAGGCAAAATAACTTCGCGGATAAATGCCTCTTTATCGTCAAGCATTAGCATTTCTTGTTTTTCGCTTAAGTTATCAACCACATATTTAGCAAAGTCTGATTCCAAACTTGCTTCATTCTGTGCTAACTCTTGTTTTAGTAAGCCTAGTTCGTATTCCTCTTGCCCTGTATCATAGGGATTTGTTTCTTGTGCCATTTTACTCCTTTTGAAATTTTGCGGTATTTTAGTAATTTTAATTTTTGAATTAAAGGCGTGAAATTTCAACCCTTGATTTTTGGCTTAATTGTAAGGATAATTTGCGATATTTTTAAAAGGCTTGATTATGGATTTATTAAACAATGTTGAGTTTATCAAAGGTTTTTTCTTAGGTGGGCTTTTTGGGCTTCTTGGTATGGTTACTTGGCGCAGGAAAAGAATCAAAGACTTACAAAGCGATCTCTTTTGGCTATTTTGCTCTCTAACTCCGCTCTCCTTTGCGCCTTTTTGGATTCTATGGAAGCTTTAAGTGTTGTTTGTGGTATAATTGCATTTGAGAGTTGAGGATTAAGATTTTTAATCGGCTCGGCTGGGTAAGCAATTTCCTCTAAAGCTCTGGCACTTACAATCTCTCCATTGACAATTTCATTGATTACCTTAATAACCTTTGTAGTTGGAATCCCTGTAATTTCCTTTTCTCCCTTTGTTATTGCTAAATAATACAAATCTTTACTTTCTTTATGTTGAAATGCTTTAATGTATTCCTCACGCAATTCCCCATTTTTATGCACCTGCAAAACAATATCGGGCTTTTGTTTGGTTAAATCAAAGAGTTTCAAATATGCCTCTCTTGCTTCTTTGTCTGTTTTGTTTTCAAAATGTGTGCGTAAGCTTTCAAAATCTTTGAGCGATATTTCCTTTGGCATAGGCTCGGGGATAATTTCTTTTAGACTTAGAATCGCTTGTTGTTTGTCCTTGCTTAAGGCTTTAAATGTTTGTGTCTTTGCGTATCTATCTACTGCATTAATCGTTTTAAGTTTTGCAAAGTCTAACGCTTGGGATTCCCTCTCCACCTCTCTTAAGATATGCTTTGCTTGTAAGTCTCTCCCTTTCTCGCTTTTTGCGATAATGTGTCGTGGCTCTAGTGCGCTTAAAATAGGATAAGCTTTGGTTGCAGAATCCCAACCTTTGCTTAGAGTGTCGGCTAACTCTTTTGTGAGCTTTGCTTTAAACTCAGGATTCTTGCTTATTGCCTTGAATCCTTGCGCTACTGCCTTACTCCCTACCGCTCCTCCTGCAAGTCCTAAAAGGAAGTTAGTGGGATTAAAACTTAGATTGCCTTGCTCGTCTGTTTCAAACCCTGCTACACTTCCACTTACTAATCCACTTCCAATATGGGCATTAGAATGATAAATGTTTGGAGATTCTGCATTGAAATATTTATGCTCCCCACTCTCTCCCTTTAAGCCTTTATTCTCCACTGCCTTAATCTGATTAGGATTAAAAACAATAAAAGTATCTGCTTTGCCTATCTCTTTAAAATTTCCTTGCTTATCATAATAACCACCTGTATCATCAAATACATTTTTGATAATAACGCCATCGTTGCCATTTTTTAAAACTTTTTTAAGTAATTTTTCATATTCTAATCCATCATAACTTTTGCCCCTAAAATCAACAACTAAAGGATTCTTGATATTTAAAAATGTTTTGTAGATTCCCTCTTTGGTATATCCCATTTGCGCGTAAGAAGTGGCAACCTTTTTACTTGTGGTGAAATAAATTGCAGGTGTGCCGTCTATGGCGTTGGGCTTAAAAATTTCAAACCCATAATCATCGCCCGTTCCGTGATAAAACACTTTAGGCAATCCTTGCTCATCTTTTGTTAAAGGGCTGGAATCCTTATGCCACTCTGCTAAATCCTTAGCCTTTTTCTCATCAAATTTAAATTTTGCTTGGATTTGTGGTATAATAGTGCTGTCAAGGTTGGATAATATATTGTCCGATTTATCTGTAATCTTAGGCTTCGGTGAAAGTGTGTCTAAATCCTTGTTTCTTTCAAAAGCTGTTATAATAAAGTTTTGCTTTCCTCCTTTAAACTCTGTGCTTAACCCTATTACATAGTTTTCAAACTCTAAGCGGAATCGCACATTATTTTGATTGATTAACTTCCCATTTTCTACAATCTGCGGAATCAAATTTATATCAAAATCGGGGTGCTTATCCAAAATATGCGCTAATCCATAGCCTTTGTGCGCTTGTGCGTCTGTGATTTCCCCCCATACCACATCAATATTTCCATTACCACTTAATTCCTCTAAGTCTTTGCGATAAAACGCCCCTGCCACTTGTCCTTTGTATGCGCCTTGCTCTAGCTCCTCTTGTGTTAAATTTCCTGCTACTTTTCTTGTCTCATAGTCCTTTGCTTCTGCTATAATCTTAGCGATTGCGCCTTGTCCATCTCTGTAATACTCAGCGTAATTTGTGCCAAAGTCTTTAATGGGTTGGATATTGAGGGCGGATTCTATCGGCTTTCTAATATCCTCTTTTAAAAATTTCGCCTTACTTAAACTTCCCACATCTAAAAACATATTTTTATTCCCATTAAACAAAAGCTCTAATTTAGATTCCGCAATATTAAGTTTATCGTATGGGTGTAGAGGGTTTTTCACGCCTTTTTCTTTAAAAGCCTTGTCAAAATTATCCTCTAAAAACTTGATTAATTTTGTTTGTATCTTGTCGCCAAGTCCATATAAACCACTTAAAGATTTCTTGCTATGCGCCCCTGCTATTTCTTTGGCAAGAGAGAAATACTGATTAAATTCCTCTTTTGTTTTTATCGGGCTCCTTAAATCGCCATTGAGCGCATTTGGGTAATTGTATTTTTTTAAAATCTCTGCTTCCCTTTCTCTTGTAGGCTTTATTGCCTCTAAATATTCTTTATTTTTTAGCTCATTCTCTTTGGTTAGTGAAACCTCTATGTTTGCCTTATGCTCTTTTTGTAGCTTCATAAACTCGGATTTTTTGAATCCATATCTTGTAATTAAATTTGTCAAAAACTCTTTATTTATTTGTCTGCTGTTATATAGATTTGCTAATAAAAGGCTTCTTCGCGCATCCTCGCCCGTCTCTTTTTCTAGCTCTTGCATTAATGCGCGATATTGCTCGTTTTGTGGTATAATGTCGTCTGCAGTTGGCGACTTGTTATAGCTGTGTGCGGAGGAAATTTCGTCAAAATCTCGTGCCTTTACTTCATCAGCATTTTTGATTCTATTTCTAATTTCTCTTATTTTTGTAGTTGGAATTCCTGTATAGTATTTTGTGGAATTTGTTATTCTCTTTTCAAAATTATCCGCTTTAACCTTTAATGCGCTCTCGTGATACCATTCATTATTGATTTTAAATTGTTTCTCTTTATTGGGTAGTGTGAATACTTCTTGCACTTCTCCTAGTGTGGTTTTATCTCCTGCTTGTAAAGCTTCTATTTCTGCCTCAATAATCTTTTCTTTTATTGCTTGGATTTCTGCTAAAACCTGTTCTTTTTTAAGTCCTAAGCTTCTATATCTAGCTCTCCTTGCATTATTGGATTGATTGGGTGGCAAAGCGGGGAATTTAAGCATTGTTTCATAAAGTTCTGCATTTTCTGCCTCTTTTTTCTCTAAGCGTTTATGAAGTATTCTTACTTTTGGATTTTGCGATATAATTTTGTCGTCAAAGTCGTTTGAGTGTAGATTAGTCCCATCACTCTTGGTAACTTCGCCACTTGGTAGAGAATCTAGGCGGGACGACTTTACTTCATAGGCTTTTAGCTTGTCTGTGAAGTTTTTGATAATCTCTTTCTCTTTTTTGGCTGTTTTTTGTATCAGTTGCACCACTTCTTTTTTAAGTTTTTCCGAGCCAAAGCCCTTGCCTTTAGTATTCACAAAGACTTCAGCACTCTTTTTATCAAAGCTTTTAAAAATCTCTTGAGCGTCCATTTTCCCTGCTTTTAAAGCTTTAGCTAAGGATTTTTTTCCTTGCTCTAGCTCCCCAAATCCGAGCCTTAAAGCTTTGTTGATTTCTCTTATACTCCAAATGTCCTTATTAGCGTTATTTTCCCACATAGCCCTTGTGAGATAAAAGGGCTGTGCTTTCTTGTTTATCAAGCTTATTAAATCCTCAAACTCTTGGTTTAAATCCCTTTCCCATATATTAGCCTGTTTTAAAAAGGTGTCCTCATATTCTTTTAAAATCTCATTTTTGTTTAGTGAGGTTTGCGGCACTGCTTGTTTTGTCTCTAGCGTCTCTATTGCTTTTGCTTCCTTGCCTCCGATGATTTTTGCTTTGTCGGCAAATTTTTGTATCGCCATAAAATCATTATAAGCATTGATTAAATCCTCATCAAGCGCGATTTCTCTTAAGCGATTCTCGTTTTCTGCTAGTTTTGTGATTCTTTCTTGCGCTTCTTTGGTGTAGGTTTCAAAGTTGGCTTCCAATCCCCTTATTATCCTAGATATTTCATCTGCGAGATATTCTGCGTCTCCTAAGCTGCTTTTTGTGAAAAACGAGGCTTCCTCTTTAGTTAAGCCATTTTCTAAAAGAGCCTTTTGGATTTTATCTTTTGTTGCTTTTGTCGCTTCGTCTAGCTCTTTTCCATAGAAATTGACTAACTCTTTTGCTATATAAGCCGCAGGAGGATTTCCTGCAAACTCATCTGCGATTCTATTACGAGCATTTTTGATTTGCTGTATTGTGTCTAATTTTGTTTGTGGTATAGTCGCTAGAGGTTGCTCACCTCTTTGCGGATTTTTTTCCAAATCCTCAAAGAGGCTTGGTTGCAGCAATTCTTTGTGTTGTTTTTCTACTAGCGTATTGATTTGAGATTCTAGCTTTTTGTATTCTATTTGCTTTTGCGGATAAGGTTTCAATGCTTCTAACTTGACTTGTAGGCTTTGAATCGCTTTTGCCCTTAGATTGTGCCTTTTATAAGTGATTTGCTTTTGTATGCTTGGTTCTTGCGCGATGATTTCTACATCTATAATCTCATCGGGCTTGTAGATAGGCATTGTATTGCCTCGCACTTGCACTTGTGTGCTTGGCACTCGCACAGGATACTTTTGCTCAAAATCATATATTTTATCTAGCATAGCATTGTATTGCTTCTCATAAGCTCTTTTTGCCTCTATGCCTTTGGCTTGATGATATTTATCGTAAAGCAATCCTGCTTGTTTTTGTAAGCTTTGATATTGTGCTTGTTTTGCTTTAGGCAATGCGCTAAATAGCTCATTAGAAAAGGGTTCTGCAAACCTATTAGCTGAGTCTATTGCTTCCTTTGTGGATTGTGGTATAATTGCATTAGAGTTTAAACTCTTAGCCGAAGTAAAAGAATTAGCACTTGGCTCGTAACCAATGGATAGCGTTTGAGCTTTGGCTTTTGTATCTTTGTAGCTTTTTGAATCTTTATAATTTCCTTGCTCTTTAAAAAGCGTTTTAAATCCTAATTCATTATTCTTTTTCTTAATCTGTTCTACTACAACAAAATGCCCATTGACTTGCTTATAGCTAACAAGCACATTACTTCCACCATTATCTACGCTTTGAAGCGTCTCATCTGCATTTTTTGCATATTCTCTATATTTTGCAATATCATCATAACTTACCGCTTTTTGTCCGCTTTTTTGCGCTAGGTTAGATTCTGCGCCGTGCCTATTAAGCGTATGGTTGATTGCGCTAGAATCTATGGTTACACGCACATCTTGCGGATATTTAAAGCCTAAAGCCTCCGCTTCATCAGTGCTTAGCTTTTCAATGGCAACCTTTTTATTTTGCCTTTGCACATATTCCACCACTTCGGGCGTGAAGTTTTCTTTTCCGATAATTTGCATATCACGCCCTTTTTGTGCGCTTGTGTCTATAAGTTGTTTTATTTCCTCTGTGATTCCTTGTGTTTTGATATTTGCTGCTTTAAACGCTTCGTGCTTTGCCTTTAGTTGTGGGAGCAGCTCTAACACTTCGCTTGTTGCATTGCTTGGGATTCCACTTTTGATACTCACGCTTAAGAAGTCATAAATATCCGCACTGCTTAGGGGTCGTCCTGCGCTAAATAGTGTGGGTTCTAGCTCCTCGCTTAAGGCAAGTTTGATATTGCTTAAAAAGTCAAAAAAGCTCCCGCTTGGGTTTTCAAGCTCTCTAAACTTTGCAAAACTATACCCCAAAGCCTTTCCTATTAACTCATTATAATGGCTCTCCTCTTGGATTAGCGCGTTTTTTCCTTGTGCGTCTGTGGTTTGGATAATGCTTTTCATCTCTTGTGCTAACTCTTTGAAGTTTTCCACTCTACTTTTATCGGCTTTAGCGGTAAAGTAGAGGGCTTGTGTGAGATAATCTCGCAAATCTAGGTTTGGCATTTGGGTTTGTTTGGCTAGATTGTGGAAGTTTCCTGCATTTTCTACAAACATTTTTATAACTTTTGCCTTTTGTTTGGCGTCTCCGCTTATGGCATTAAGGGCGTCTAAAATGTTTTTATCCTTGCTTTTTGCAAGAGAGGAGAGAAGTGCTAGATTGGTATCAAAGGTGTTTAAGCCATTGTTGGTTTTATCCAAGCTCTTAGCTACGATTTGCTGCATTTCCTCTACATTTTGGGCATAGATATTTTGTGGGAGTTTGTCTAAATCCTCTTGATATTTGCCAAGTGTGGATAATGCCTTTTCGCTTAAGTTTTGTTCGCGTCCTACATTACTCGCAAAGGAGAGGTTTAAAATCTCCTCATTGGGAATCCTCTCATCAAGCATTCGCACGATGAGTTCATTTTCTTTTAAATCCACTCCAAAGACTTCTTTTGCGCTTTTTTTATAAGCAGCTAGGGATTCTTGGCTTAGATTCTTTAGGGCTTCCGCTCTATGATTGCCCACGCTTACTTGTCCATCTTTTAGAATAATTGGTAATCCCTCAAATCCCCCCTCGCTAAAGAATAGTTTGTTGGGATTGAGGTTGTTTTGAATGTCTTGTATCACATTGTCTTGCTTTTGTGTTCTGCCTTGTGTGCCTTTGGTTTCAAAGTTTGGCTTTAAATCATTTTTATTGATGATTGCAAACTCTGCGGGATAGTCTTTGTTTTCTAGGTTAATGCGTGTAGGCTTTAGGGGTGTGTAGGTGATGGAATCCCCTAAGTGTAAATCCACTGCATTGATTGCCTTGCCTACTTGGGCGTCTTTGATTCTTTGTTTTTCTTGCTGTGCTTCTTTTAGGGCTTGGGATTCTTGTGCGGCTTTTGCCATTTTTTCTTGAATCGCTCTTTGTAGCTCTTGCTTTCTTTGTTCTTTTAGGGCTTGGATTGTATCCCTTAAACTTGTGTTGTTGTCCTGCTCTTTCAGGGCTTGTGCGGTTTTATCAATGTCGGCGTTTTCTCTTGCTTCACTGACTAATCGCATTAAATCCTTGCTAAACTCTATTATCGCTTGTCTTGTAGGGCTTGGGGTGCTAGGGTCATCACTTATTTTCTTAAGTGCAAAAGTAAAATCATTAATAGAATACGCGCTCTTTAAGGCTTGTTCTATGTGGTGTGCTAGTGCCATTTTTTGCATATTCTCTTTAAAGCCTAATATATCGCCCCAAAATTTATTGTTTGTTGGCAAATTGCGCATAAGGATTCCAAAGATTCCTTTCACGATTTTTTGTTGTATTGCCCCCTCTACGCTCTGCGCGATTGCGCTTCCCTCTTTGCGTGGGTTGGCAAATTCTAATTTTAAGGCAATGGTCGCGTCATTACCAAAAAGCCTATTGAAACCTTGCATCATCTCTACAAACTTCTGCGCTCCCTCGCTTTGGAATATCTCTCTTAGCTTTTGCGTATCTTTTAAGAATTGTGCGCTGTTAAAGACTTCAAAGGTGGAATCCGCACTATTTTTGAGGAGATTTTTCTCATAGATTCTATTTAACGCATTTAGCTCTAAGCTCTCTACTTGCTCCTTTTTAAGCCCTTTTGTTAGCTCGGCATAGTTATTGACTTCTTTTTCTCCACCGCTTCCTTGAATGTAGTCTATGAGATTATCCATTATCTCGGTGTTTGTTTTGCCTTTTTCGTAAAAATCTAATTTCTTTAAAATATCAAAGGTGTTTAACATTGCTGTATAATCGCTTAAGGCTGTATCGTGAAGCTTTTTTGCTTTCTCAAATTGTTCGGGGCGTGAGAGGAAAATTTGATTTACACCCTTGTTTATGTCCTCTCTAATTGTAGCCATTACACTTGCTTCTAAAAACTCTTTTGTGCTTGGGTTTTGTATATTTTTAGAATGGCTATTTACAAACTTCCTTGCATTGTTTAGCTGTTCGTAAGTTACGCCATTGGGGTTGTAGATTCCTTTTTCTACAAATTTTAAAAACTGCATTCCTTGCGGGTCTAGTCCTATTAAATCGCCTAGCTCCTCTCTGTATTTTTGATAAGGTGCGCTATCTATTACAACCTTTTCTCCCTGATAAAGTTCTCCTAAAATCTTATTAAATGCCTCATCATAATCCTCTTTTGTGCCACTTTTAAAACTTCTAAAAACTCCTCTAAAATCATTCTCTTTTAACCCTAAGCCCTCAATCTCTTTTTTAAGCTTGTAGCTTGTTGCATTTAGAATTTCTCGTAAGTTCTTATTCGCAAGGGTAGAGTTTTTAGCAACTTCCAGCAAGATTCCTAGACTTTGCCCTTTCTCATCTGCCCTAATGAGCGTTAGTATATCCTCTCGCGCTTGGGCTTTGTTGTGTGCTTTGGAATAATCCTCTAAGGCATTGGCAACTTTAGCGATTTTGGAATCTGCGCCATATTTTTGGGTTAAAAATTCCGCACTTTTGGTTAGCAGCGTATCTTTGCCTTGCAGTTCTAAATTCCCACCAAAACTCTTAGAAAATGCTAAAATATCGTCTTTTTGCTCTTGTGTGAAAGTTTGCTCTACAAGCTCTTTTGCAGCTTGGATATTCTCGCTCCCAATAGAGTTTTTAAGTGTGGAAGTAATAGGAAAAGGATTAAGGCTTAAGAGATTTTGCACACCTTTTACCGCGCCTTTTACTGCCTTTGCTCCGCCACTTACGATAAGTCCCCCTGCAATATCAAAGGTTGCAGATTCCGCACCTGTTAAAAGCGCGTCTGCTAGATTAAATTCACCGCGTGAATTGTATTGTGCGATAATACTATCTGCAATCCCTCCAAGTCCTGCACCAACTGCACCACCTGCGATTGCTCCTGCAAGTTTTCCAATTCTCCCTGTGCCTCTTTTTGCACCCGCGATTGCCCCTGTGATACTTCCTGCTATATCAAAAGCATTTGTGCCAAGAATCTGCCCTAGATTTTTAAAGAATCCATCGTCAATAAATATTGCCTTATCTCCCTTAAAAGCATAGATTCTATCGCCCTTGAATCCGATTCCGTCAAATCCTAAGCTCATTGCGCTTTCTTGTAGCATTTCCCTATATTTGTCTCTTTGCTCTGTGCTACCTCTTAGATAATCTGCTCCGCTTTTTAAAATATTCTCATAGGTGCGCTGTATGTTAATAATATCTCTTTCTAGTTGCTCGGCTCTTGCCCTTGTGTGTTCGTCTGTTTCCCTTTTGGTTACTTCGTCTTTTAGGTTGTCGTGTAGCTCTTTGGGGCTATTCCATAGCCTTGTGATGAGATTTTGCTTTTGAAGTTCTCGCTTTTGGGATTCATCTAAGTTTTCAAAGTTTGTTTGTGCGATTTTTTTAAGCTCTTGTTGCTCCTTGTAGTGCGATTGTGGAGTAAAATGCCCTTTCATATCATTGGCGTTGTAGTATCTTAGAATCTCGCCTATACTTAAACTCTCGCCTTTTTCTAGCTTTTGTGCTATGTTTTTGTCTAGTGCGTTTTTGAGTGCATTTTCTCTTGCGATTTCCTCTTTGTTTTGAAACATTTTCCAAAACCCATCAACATTGACATTGATTGCTTCTCTTAGGATTTGTGGCTTAAGCGCGGATTCTATCGCCCATTGTGGCATATTTTGCACTTCTTTTTCAATGTGTTGGATTTGATTGTCGCTTGGGATTCTGTTTTGTAACCCTTTAGGTGGCTCTTTAATTTTAATGCCCGATATTCCCCAAATCTCTTGATTGTTGTAGAGAGAATCAAAGATAGCTTCATCACGCTCTTTGGGTTTAAGCTCTCTTAAATCCTCATTTATCTTTTCCCAATCTAAATTTGTATCGTAATTATTCCTTAAACTATTGACAATTTGGCTTTTGGAATACCCGCTCTTGAGTGCTTTTTCAAAGTCAAATTTTTTTAGTTTCTGTGTTTGCTCCATTCTTCTCTCCTTAAATCTTAGTTCCTCTTAAAAGTCTTCTTAAGTAAAATCCTACGACAATCACTCCTAAAATAAATCCATAATAAAACTTAACATCATCAAACACTTCCATTTCTGCCTCCTTAAAAATAGTTGTAGCATTTTGCTAGAATTTCGTATTTAATTAAAGGCGTAAAAATGGAGAATGTGCTTTTAACGCTATTTGAGGCTATGAGCGATAATGCTTTTTTAAAAGGTTTCATTTGTGGTGGGGCTTTAATTGGCGTTATTATGTATTTTGCTTATAGTAGGGAAAGAAACTTTTATGAAAACAAGCTAGAAAAATACGAAAATAGGCTAGAGAAGCAAAGAGACTACTACGAAAACAAGCTAGAGAAGCAAAAACAAGAATATGAGCGCGAAATCACAAAGCTTACGATAAACAATTCCGCAAGATTTTATAAAGCGTAAAACTAAGCCAAAGAATCTCTTAGCTTATCTTAAATCCAAACCCTTGTTAGTTTGTAATACTTTGTTGGCTGTGGGATTTTCTCCCTCGTGGCTTTGTTGTGCTTGTTGCGTCTGTTGTGGTAGTAGATTCTCTTGTGCTTGTTTTTGTGCCACTTGCTCGGCTAATGCGCCCTGTGCTTCATATTTTCTAGCTTGTGCCATCATTTGTGCAACTTTTGCTTGAAGCGTTTGCAACTCTAACTCAAATTGTGCTTGTTGTAATGGCTCTTTGTGTTGTGCGCTTTGTTCTGCTAATGCCTTGTGGTTTGCGATGAGTTCCTCCACCTCTGCGACGATAGGAGAATCGGTGTCTTTTAGCATTAGCGGTAGCAAATCCCCTACAAGTTCGGGCTTAATGCTTGAAATGGTTTTGAGCATTTCACTCCAATGCGCGAATCTCTCCTCTCTGCCTTGCATTTTGAGGCTGCTTTGATAGACTAAATCAAACTTGCCTATTTTAATGCGGTTCTCTGCATTGCTATTAATCTCAAAATAGCGTTCGCCTACTTTCTTATCCACGATTTTAAAAGTCTGCTTTTTAGTAAAGTAATGCTGCATTAAGTCTAGCACTTTGACAAAAAGTTCCTTTTCCATTTCATCGGAAGCCTTGATATAATCTTGCAATCCCATAAGCCCTGCGTCTCGTCTTTGTGCAATCGCCACTCCGCTCTGACGATTTTGCGCGACACCTAATGCTTCATCGTTTAACCCGCTTAGGATTTTTGCAATCTGCCTTTTCTCATTGACTTTTTGAGAGATTGCTACGACATTAGAGTTTTGATTGACAAACTGAATCTTATTTCCGCTAATAGCACCGGGATTAACTGCAACAATAGCATTATCCACACTCGCATTTTCTGCAAACTCATCTCCGTCTTTGACTGCGTCTTGCTCATAGAATCCTTTAATGCTTCCTAGCATATTTGCCATTCTGTTTTCTGCGAAATTGATATAATCTTGCAAACTTTTAATCTCACGAAATAATCCATACCATTGGTTGTTGTGGTCTATTTTGAATTTTCCTATCACAAAAGGGTGGATATTGTTTTTAAAGGGCTTTATTTCTCGCTTTAAGATTTTATAATTATCCCAAAAATAGCGATTCCATACCTCGCCCCCTGCTGTGTCCTCTTTTATCCAAGTTTCTTTGATATTTACGCGCTCATCGTATTCCTCATTTTCTACCACTTCAAAATTTTGCATTCCAAAAAACCTTTGTGCTTGGCTTAAAGGAATGTTTAAACACTTGTGGAATCGTCTTGCGTCATTTGCGCTTGTGTCTGTGGAGTATTTGTCTATCAAAAAGCATTTCACAGGCACACTCTTAAGCGTGATTTCTATATCGCCCTCATCGCTCTTTAATCCTAGCTCCAAAACTGCCATACCATTAATTAACTCAAAGTCTTTTTTGATAATGCTTTTATCGTATTGTGGGTTTTGGGAGAATACTTTAGTTAAATCGTTTAGCAAGTCTGCTAACGCTTTGTCTTGCTCTTGTCGTCCGCTTACCTTAATTTCTTGAATACTTGCAATTTTGTAGCCTAGTATCTTATTAACAAGCATTTTGTAGATATTCTCTACAATCTTAACCCCACCTCGCGCTTCAATCACTGCTTTAACATCGGGTGGAAGTTGCTCTGCGTGGTAATATTTAACGCTCTCCTCGTGTTCTTTAAGTGCGGATAAATTCGCACTTAAATCTAACTCAAAAAGTTTTTTTAATTGCGTATGCTCCATTATTTGCCAAGCTCCTTAAATAATTCCTTATAAGCCTTAAGCTCTGCGCTGCAAGTAGAATCTTTAACTTTGATTTTCTCTATTTCTTTAGTGGAGATTTCACTTTTTTGCACCCTTAAGGCTAACAAGGCTTGGTTTTGGGATTCTATACTTTTGATTAGCTTGTTTTGATTGTCTGTTTTGATTGCAAGTTCTAGCTCTGCATTCCCTAAGCTTTCCTTTAAATCTGAGTTTTGTATTGCAAAAAACACAAGCCCTAAGCTTAAAAGCACGACAAGCAAAGAGAGAATCACCTTTAAATCCAATTTCCCCAAGATTCCTAAAATCTGCATAATTTACCCTTTTTGCATAATTGTAAAACATTGTGCTTTTGAATTAAAGGCGTGAATTTTGCTCTCTCTTGATTCTTAACTCTCTCTTTAAATCTAGCTTTTGGCTTTGCCATTTCACAACAATTTCCAAAACCGCGCATTTTTTCTCTAAAACTTCTAAATACGATTGTAGCTCTTTGACTTTTGCCTTTAGGCGTTTCTTTTTCATTCTAGCTCCTTTAAATATTCCAGCTTCTAGCCTTTAAGAATCTGCTTGTCTTTACCATTCTTTGTTCTTTGATATAGGGTGCTTTCACTTCTGTATGTGCGACTGCACTTGCAACAATATCCACACAATCATCTTTCAAAAATGGCTTTGTAGGATTGAAACTCAAAAGCTCTTTTAAAAACTGCTCTTTACCTCTTGCGCCGATTTTTACACACAAATAGCCTGTGTTGTAGTAGCTTCTTAGGGCTTTGATTTTTTCAACCTTAGAGATTTTGCGACTTGCGCTATACACATTGATTGGATTTGTGATAATCTCCTTGCCCTTTGCCTTAAGATTGCTATTTGCGCGGACAATCTCTTTTTGCAAGATTCTATTAAGTGTCTCTCCGCCTCCCTCTCTTTCAATATACACATTTGCATTAGGATAGCTTAGGCACATTTCTATAATCTGTGCGCAAGTCTCCTCCTCGCTCCAAATTCCAAAGCTTAAATCTAGCAATGTGTATCGCTCTAACCCGTCTTTTTTATCCACTGCAATCGCGCCTATTGCGCGATTATCCGCCCTTGTGTTCATACTTGTAGCATTATCTACAAAGATATAGAGATTGTGTTCGCCAAGCTCATAAAGAGGAATCTCTCTATAATATTGCTTATCAAAGAATCCCGCTTCTGTTGCTTGTGGCTCTTGTTGGTATTGTGTGGCAAACTCATCTTCTCCCATTGCAAGTCTTAAGTGTTGTAAGGATTCTAAACTATGCCTTGCAGGAAATAGCGGAGTATTAGCTTCTCTATGGTAGGCAAATTTTCCTATTTTGTAGGTTTGTGCCTCTTTGTTTAAGGCTTGAAGCTTCACGATATTCCAATCCTCGCATATTTCATTCTCAAAGTTGCGCGGATTTGTAAGGTATCCGCATAAGTCCTCATCGCCTAATCTTTGCATTAGAATAATAATACTTGCTTCCTCTCCCAAAAGCCTACTTAAAACGCTTCCAGTGAAGTTGCGATTGACAGAATCCCTAGCACTCTTGCTTGTCATTTCGCTTACTTTTATCGGGTCATCTACCAAAATAGTGTGTGCGTGGAATCCTGTAATCGCACCTTTAAGCGTGGTAAAAAAGCAACCCCCGCCATTGCTTAGGGTAAAGGCTTCGGTTTTGTCTTGCAAGAATATCGGAGTGAAGTTAAAAACATTGCGGAAAAACTCGCTTTTAATAAGTTTTCTTACCTTGACACTAATCTCCTTGCACAAATCATCACTATAAGAAATGTAGATAAATTTTCTTGTCGGGTCGTTTCCTAACGCCCACGCAATAAAGCTTCTAGCAATCGTTTCGGTTTTGCCATAACTTGGTGGCATATTAATAATAACGCGTTTTTGCAAAGGAAAGCCCTTTGTCTTTGTATAGCTAGGGAGTGTGCAACTTAAAATCTCACTTAAATATTCAAAATGCCAATTATGATAAAACTTTGCATTGTCATACCGCACCCATTTGGTATAAAGAAAAGTTTTAAAGTCTTTTTTGCACATTGCGCGGAGGGCAAGTTCTTTGTCTTTTTGGGTGGGATTTTGTGCGTTTAACATTTGATATTTCTAGTATAGTGGATTTTACTTGTTTTGCTTTTGTTGTGGAGCAGGTAAAGCCTCGCAATTTCTTGATTGTATAGGCTATTATAAGGGGCTACCTTTTGTAAATTGTCCTCACCTGTTTCAATGAGAATCATCTGCTTTAGCACTCCTAAAACAAGCGCATTAAAGTAAAGCTCGTCTAAAAAGAGAGTATCTTGCGTATCCAAAATAACCTCTCCGCAATTTGCAAACACCCTAAGTTCTCCAAAACTCTCTTTGCTTAACCTCGCTTCTTTGGTGTTGGTAAGATAGAAAAAGTTTGCGTTAGAGTGCAAGGCGTAGGCTTGAGGCTTATTTGGAATCTCCTTACCCCCTAAAAGCACTTTGTGGATTCCTAAAATGCGTTTATGGAATCTAAAGGGTTGTTGTGCGGCATTGAATTTAAATTCTAAAATATTGCTGTCAAATTCTAAAATGAGTGCATTTTGTGCGATTTCTAAATTAAGCAAAAGTTCGGAATCACTAAACCTTAAGCGATTTCTGTCCTCATCTCTTAGCCTACTTCTAACGCTTAAAATCACTTGTAAAGCGGTCATAGAATACTACTCCATTCTAGTTTGTTTAATTCTGTCTTAACAATGGACAATTCTATGCTATCGCTTATCCATTCCCCTTGTTTGTTTTGTGCGCTAAAGGTGATTTCTTGACTTTCACTCTCCCCCGCAGTGAAGTATATCGTCTTAGATTCTGTTTCAATGCCATTGATACTAAATTTACAAGGATTGTTCCCAAAGCTTGAGAATCCCATTATCTTAATCGTCTCTCCTTGTTCTATTTGGAGCTTTGGAGTGTAAATTACCACTTCTTTATTTGCATTCAACCCATTTCTTAGCATATTTACTTGATTTTTAAGTTCGCCCAACAAATCATTATAAGCACTCATTGGCTTATCGCTAATTGCGGAAATGGTTTTAATAACATTGTCTGCGTGAAGCCGAATCATATCTAAATTTTCACCATTGGCTACGATATTCAAAAAGGCATTATAGGCATTTGCCTTATTAATACAAGCATTATCACCACTTGCCCTTGCGATAGAATCCGCTTGAATAATGCCTTTTAAAGCTTCAATGAGCGCAATTTGATTCTGCATTTGCGCATTGCTTGTAGCAATCTCTAGTTCTTGACGCGTTCTCTCCTCTGTAAGCGAGAGTGTGCGTTCCTTTTGCTCTAGCTCCTCTAAACTCAAAGAAGCATTAATCGCAATTTGTGCAATTTGAGTTAGAAGCATTGCTAATTTATCATCGCTAAAAGATGAAAGATTTGTTTTAGTTAAAAACTCGCTTTTATAGAGGCTTGTTTGAATACTCTCTAGGTTTTTAGTGAAATTCCTAACATTCATTCTGCGCCTTTAATTTTTCAAGCAAGGCAACTTTTACACCAACAAGAGAAAAATAAGCTTCGCTTTCCTCTAGTTTCTCTTGTGTGTTGGCAAAAATCTCTTTCCTTAATTGTTCTATTTGCAGCAGCACTTCTTGAAGCTTTGCAATCTCTAAAGCTTGGTTAAACTCTTGTTCGTTTTGGGATTCTAAACTCTCCAACACTTTTTTAAGATTTTGGATTTGTTGTTGTATTGTTGTTTGCTCTTGTGGAGTTTGTGTGTCTTGGGTATCGTTGTTTTGTGCGGAATCCCCCATTTGATTTTGTGTGTTGTTTTGTGCGGGATTCTGTCCTGTTTGGTCTTGTGGTTGTGGAATCTCTTGTGTATTATCCTGTGGGTTTCCTTGCTCTTGATTCTCGCTTGTGCCTTGTGATTCGTCATTCTCGCCTTGTGCGGAATCCCCCATTTGATTTTCATTCAAACCCAAATTTTCATTATCCATTTTTTCAATCCTTTTGCTAAATTTGCGGGTATTTTATCCTCTATAAAAATCGTTTTAAAGGCGATAAAATATATAATTTTTAAAAAGGATTTCTAATGCACTCTTTATTAAATCTTTTAAGCTTTGTAGATACAGAATGTGTTGCCACTTTTTTAAATGGTGTGATTGTGGGTGTTATTTTGGGTGTATTTTTCACGCGAAAACCAAAATATTCTCGCGTAGTTAGCAACTGCACACTTACCCTTTGCAAAGACTATAAAGACCATTACTACACGATTACATTAGAAAATGGCGCGTTCTTTTCTTTGCATTGTGATTGTTTGTGTGAGGATAGAGAAACTTGTGCGATTCTGCAACAAAAATGCCCAAACATTGAACCGCGATTAAAAGACCTAAAGCCACCTTTCTTTAATGTATTTTCCAACAAAAAGCCCAGCAAGAATACCCAAAGCAAAACAAATCATTCCTAAACCTTTGTAAATTTGCGGGTATTTTATCCTCTGTAAAAATCGTTTTAAAGGCGATAAAATATATAATTTTTAAAAAGGCAAATTATGGATTATGATACAATCGCAAGTTTAAGCAATAAAGAGTTATTGGCATTTGTGTTTGGATTCATTCTTGGAATAACAACTAAGCTTGTCTCGCTAACCTTTTGGACACTCTTAAAAGTCATTAAAAAAGCAAAGAAAAGACGCAAAAAGAGAATCCAAAAAGCACAAATAAGAGAAGCAAAAATACAAAAGGAGCGATACAGAAAACTAGCCTCTGATTATTATGAGAAAATGACAACCGATGAGCTTTTGGAGATAATTGGTAAGGATTTGGAGGAGCAAAATGCTAAGGATTCCAACAAAGACAAAATAAATAATCCTATTTAAAATCAAACAAATAATCAGCGATAAAAAACCCAAAATAGATACCAAACAATAGGCAAATCATCTCAAACATTCTAAACCTTTGTAAATTTGCGGGTATTTTAGCTTGTAGCGGAAGTGTTTTAAAGGCGTGAAAATGGTAAAATATTATTATGAATAAAGTTTTTCTAGCCCTAATCCTTTTTGTTTCTTTTGTCTTTGCGGATTCTTTTGCAGAATCCAAAAGGATTCTCACGAAATTTTACGCAGAAAATCCGCAATTTATGCAAGATTTTTACTGCAATGCACCCTTTAAAATCGTAAAAAATAAACTAGAGATTCTCCCTAGTGAAGCGTATAGCCCACGCAACAAAAAGACGAAAAAAGGGCAAATCAATAAAAGGACAAGATTCATTGAATACGAACACATTGTCCCTGCGCATAACTTTGGGAAACATTTGCCCTGTTGGAGAAAAGGAGGGCGCAAAGCTTGTCAAAAAGACAAAATGTTTCAAAAAATGGAAGCGGATTTACAAAACATTGTCCCCGCCATTGGAGAAATTAACGAGGATAGAAAGAATTACAGATATGCAGAATCCCCAAAAACTATGCGATTTACACAATATGGAAACTGCAAAGTTTTCACAGATTTTAAGGCTAAGCGATTCTATCCTGCGGATTACTCCAAAGGTTGGATTGCAAGAAGCTATTTGTATATGAGCAAAACTTATCATATTAGGCTTTCAAATCAAGAAAAAAAGCTAATGGAATCTTGGAGTAAAAAATATCCTGCAAGTGAAAAGGAAAAAGTTTTTAGGGAGTTTGTAACAAAAAGCGTGAGATGATAGGGTTTTGAGTGGGGGATTCCAAGAGGCGTGTGGAAGCATTAATGCAAACTATTCATACCATAACTCCCTATTTGCTATTCTAAAAATATCAGTAGCCATTGATTTAATTATGGACTCAACAAAATATCTGAATACTTTAAATTCTTTTCTTTCAAGCCCAAAAGATGTTCGGTAGCTTCGGTTTGGGTTAAGGGGGTATGTTGCCCCAAAATCAACCCATATCTCTCCATAATACACCCCGCCGCCAAAAACTTCCATTCTAACAGATATAGATATATCCCCCTCCTTTTCTACTTCTTTCACTTTTTTGAGATTTGAAAAAGAGCTTAGCAAAGTGCTTTCAACTGCTTTTTTAATCATATTTCTTTCTGTTATTGTTGCAGTATTTGCAAATTTATTTTCAACAAGGTCTTTTACTTCCACTTCTAAAGTGTAGTTTAAATCCTTTTTTTCTATCCAAACTTTAGACATCTCCCTTAAATGCTTCTTACAAATATCAGATTCATTTCTTATACCCAAAAGCTTCGCGTAGTATTCACAATCTATCAATAACGATAGCCCATCATTAACATTGACGGGCGTAGTTCCAGCGGGAGCAAAGCCATAACAAAAATTTACCAACAAAAACAAACCGATTAAAATCTTTTTCATAATCTCCCTTTTGCTTGGAATTATATTATTCACACACTTAAAATTACTTTACAGGAGGAATATATCCTTGTATCTCTTTTGTTTTTGGTTTAGAAAATGCTTCGAAAACTGCTTTATTGTCGCTTAGTTGTTTGGTGTATTTAGAAAAAGAATCTTTGCTAATTCCAAACTCTTTTAAAGTCGTATCTAAGTCCATTTCTTGTTGTTTCATAATATCGTTTGCCTGTGCTATCAAGCCTGATTTAAACTCCTCTGGACTTGCAAAGTATTTATCAAAGAGGTCGCGCCTGTCCGTTGTTTTTTGGTCGCTTGTTGCATTGCCATATTGATTTTTAATAATAGCGTCAATCACATTGCTTAAAGCCACTAAGTGTTCGTTTTGCTCTTTACTTAGTTCGCCTAATGCTCCGCCAGTCCATTTGTTTATCTTTCGCCTTATTCCAAATCCTATACCTCTTAAATCGCTACCTTGTAAAACCTTTTCAATATTCCTTAAAGCTTTTTCGTTTGCGTTGTATTTCTCGTGCAGCCCTATTGTCTTAACCGCAAGTTTGTTATTTTCATCATTTATTTTGAATCCGTGCTTATCTAAAAAGTCTATTTCTTTCAAAGATAAGCTATTTGGGTCTGCAATCCATTTGTTTTTTAAAGCCTCCGCAATCTCCCATTCATCTTCTTTTCTCTGTTCTGCGGTCTTTTGTTGGTTTATATTGAGGTAGTGAAGTTCTGTTAATGCGTTTTTATACGCTCTATCAGCCGCGCTATTTTGTTTATCTAGTGCGTGTCTTAGGTCAAACTGCCTTTGATTCTCTTGCATTTGTGTATCAAAGCGTCTTTTGCTTTCCTCTGCCTCTTTTTCGCGGAATCCAAACTCTTTGTTTTTAAACTCGTTTTGGATTCTGTTTTGCTCTAACTGCTCATTGAATGCGTGGCGGTTTTGGACGATTGCATTTGCGTCTTGCAATCCTTTGCCAAAGGCTTCCCATTGTGCCATTCTTGGCGCAAACATTGCTTCAGTATTTCGTACCATAAGCCCTAATGTGCTTTGTCCTGCGTGAAAGTCTCTGTGTTTCATTAATGTCCTCCTATGCTTAATTTAGAATCCAAAAGTGCAAAGCCAAAAGGTAAAAGGTAGTTTTCTCCTCTGCTTAGGTTTAGCTCATACACTTCTACAAACTCATTCATCAGCCTTTTTTCTGCCTCTGTTGTGTGCGCGTGATATTCTCCATTATAGAGAAAAAAATCAAGCAAATAAGGCTCTAACTTGCTAAAATCATATTTCCTTAATGCACACTCCCATTCTAGCTCTCCTAGCCCATCGTGGATATAAAAAATATTTTTGTAAGAATCTTGGATTTTAAAGCCGCGTTGGGTTAGGGGCAATGTATTCTCCCCTTGCTTTAAAACAAACTCTCCCCAAACCTTATCGTAAGCGTCTAGGATTCTTGCTTTGTTTGTTTCAAAGGGATAATTAAGGATTCGCATTGTCTATCTTTTGTGTTGGCGGCGTGTAATACTTTGCACTCTCGTTGATGACTTTACTTGCCTCGTCTCGCTGTGCTTCGTATTTGTTGTATCGGCGCAATTCCTCTTGCCATTGCGAGTGTAGCAAGTTGTTCATTCTCTTTTGCTCTTTGAGCTGTTTTTGTGTAGAATCCCAGCCACCAATTCCTTGAATAATGCCACCGATTGCACCCACTCCAGCACTGATGTTGCCAAACTGACTACTGCCTAAAAAATCACTAATTCCACCAAAGGTATCGGTGGTTTTGTAGCTATTTAATAGCGCGTTTTGTTGGTTGGGATTCAGCGCGTGGAATGCGCTATTACCACTGCTAGAGCTTAAAAAATCTACGCCTTGCTTTGAAAGATTATTGTTGCTATTGCCAAAGATATTGCCTAACATTCTTACTCCTTATTGCTAACTTCCTCTGTCGCGCTTGGGTTGTCCTCTTTTTCCTCTGTTGGTTCTTGTTCCGCTTTCTCTTTTTCCTCTTTTCCGCTTAGCTTTTGCTCATCGTTGGGCTGTTTTGCTAGAGACGAATCGTCTTTTGTTTTCTTGGATTCCTTTGCCTTGATTTCTAGCCCTAATTCTATAAAAAGACGCGTTTTGTATTTTAAACTTCTATACATTGCGCCATCATCTAAGATGAGCACATCGCCTTTTTTAAGCTTGATTTTGCGGTTTTTGGAATCTGTGAGCGTGTAAGGCTCATCGTGGATATATTTTAGTTTTTTACAATTAAAAAAATGTAACATTTTTACTCCTTTTTTTCTGTGCAATCTTTTGCGATTTGTTCTACTTTTTTGTAATAGATTGCGATTTGTTTGTGGCTCTCAAAACTTCCATTTTCTTGTGGCTTGGGTGGAAGTTCTAAATTACATTTCACAGGGATAAAGACTTCTTGGGTTTGAATTTTTACAATGGGTTTTGTCGCACAGGCGGTAAAACTTAGGACAAAAGGGGCTAGAAATGCAGTAAATAAGGAATTTCTAAAAGCTTTAAGGGATTGTTTTATAAAATTCTTTTGGAGGTTTGTCCTAGAGGGCGCAACCTCTAGGGTGTAATCTAGCCTCTGATTGGAGGTGATACTATGCTCTATAAAATTGCAGTCATAATTATACTGCTTTGTCTTTTTATAGTCAAGCTGTATTAATTTTAGGGGCTTTCTGCCCCTTGCTGCAAAGCCCTCTTGATTCATCGTCTTCTCTCTCAAGAATTTTAGCTCTTTTAGCCATTTTGCTAACTGCAAATGTTCCTTAGCGCATTCGCAGTTCTTTAACTCATTCGCTTTCTCTAGTGCGTGGGTGATTGCCTCCTCTAATGTCATTATGCCCCCTTTTCTATAATCTCTGTGATTCTAACGCCTCTCCGCTTGACTTGTGAAAACCACTTAGATTTACGCATATTCTCGGCAGCTTGTTTGAAGTCTCCTGCCTCTAAGAATCTAAGGGTATTTTTAAAGCTCTTGAATGTTCCTAAACCCACATTGTAGAGAAAATCCACTAGCGCACCCTTTCTTTTGGCGTCAAGTCTCTCAAACCACTCAAAATTTTGCACTAGCTCTTGATAGCATTTCTCTAAATTTTTTTGCAACCAAAGCCTTGCGACTTCCTCACTTATGCTTCCATTTGCGTTTAATTGCGCTCTCTCCTCTGCGCTTAGCGGATTTGCCTGTATATTGCGCCCATATCCAATCGTATCAAATCCCGCAGGACATTTATAAACATTTGCTCTAAATCCCTCAAACTCTGCGGTTAAGGGCAGTATAAAATCAATCGTTTTTTGCATTGAATCTCCTTTGAATAAATCTCACAAGGCTAAACGCCCGACACCCTGCATAAATCATATAGCTACGATACGCGCTTGTTCCACTTTCTCTCAAGCCTTTTAGCAGTATCTTATCTGCTTTGCTTCTGCTAAACTCGCCTTGATTGCTTAGCGCACACAGATAGTCGTGCAAGACATAGCAAGGCACTTCTTTACCTATGGGGTCAAAAAATGGCTTAAAAGGTCGTGGAATGCTTCCAAAGTCTGTTAAAAACCCTTTTGGCACAACAAAAACTTCTCCCGCTGTATTAAAAATGCAGTCATTTAGCAATACAAACTTACGCTTAATTCCACTCCACACCACTTTAATAGGGCTATAATTCATCGCGTATTCCTTTGATTCCATTGGAACGCAGGATTCTATAAAGCCGACTTTCTAGCTCTTTAATCTCATTTGAAAAAGCACTTTGATTGCTTGATAATTGTATTCTTAAGGCTTCATTGTGTGCCTTTTGCTCTTTTAAATCCTCTTTGAGAAAGTCTAAGCTTTGTGCTACGCTATTCGCGATTTTTTCCATATTATTTTCTATTTTCTCGTTAAACTTGATTTGCTCTTGCATTGTGTTAATGTAGGAAAAAATCCACCTAAAAAGCATATAGCAAACGAGTAAAGAAAAAACAAGCATTACAAACATTACGCCTTTTGCTGTGAATTGGTCAATCATTTGTGCGCTTGTAACTACGCTTGAAACCATTTCACTTGTAACGATATTTTCCATTATCCAATTTTCTCCCAAAGTGTTTGCATTTCACGCATTCCATTTTCTAAGAGTTCGCACATATCTTGAATGCTAATCTCCACAAATTCATTATCCGCACTTTTCCATTGGATTCTTGTTTGATAAATTGCACTTGCCTCTTGTGCGCTTACTCCACTTAAGATTGCTTGATTGTATTTAGCGTTTGCAAGACAAATAAGGCGATTAAATCTATCCATTGCCACTTCATCAACATTGAATCGCACCCCTCTTAAGGTTGCAATTTGTGAGTTTAGCTCTTTTTCTCTTTGCTCTTTTGTAAGTTCCCAAATAGCCTTGCCTTGTTCTGTGCCTTGCACAAATTCCTTAAATTCCGCTTCGCTTAAAGGCGTTAATTCCAACTCTTGCATTTGCGCCCAAGCGTCAGCTTTCTCCTCTGTTGTCTCAAGACTTAGGACAACTTCTCCATTCTCTCCACGATACTCACTGATACATTCATTCTCTAACTCACCTAAGTGATAAGTGATAATCTTGCCGCTTAGCTCTTTTTGCTCTCTTAGCTTGTAGTAACGCATAGTTCTCCTTTAGTTTTTGCAAGAATCTAAACTCACCTTGTGTTTCTTGATAGAATCCCATTAGGCTAGTGTTAGATTCTGGCTTTTTCTTTGGTTTTAGCCAAATTCTGCTTTTATATTTAAACAAGTCGTATCCTACAATTTTAAGTTTTTTAAATAAAGGCGACAAATTCGCCTTGCTTAATTCCAAATCCTGCGTCTTTAAAAACTCCTTTAAATTTTTCAAATGTTCTTTTGCTTCCTCCTTGCTCTCAAAAAACAAGACAAAATCATCTACATAGCGCAAGTAATATTTACAGAATTTCGCATTAAAGAAATCCAAGTCATTCAAGTATAAAAGCCCAAAGAGTTGGGAGAGGAGATTGCCCAAAGGCACTCCCTTTGCCTCGTTTGTGTTTGCAAATTGCATTATTAAATCAAGGAGCTTTTCCTCTTTGAGGATTCTTTGAAGTTTGCTTCTTAGAATCTCTCTATTGATACTATAAAAATACTTTTTAATATCACACTGCAAATAATAACCGCGCTTCAAAGCCCTTAATGCCTTTAGTGCTTGTGCTTTAGCGTCTTTTGTGCCTTTGCCTTTGCGCACTCCAAAGCTTTTGGGGTGGAGTTTCTTGTCTATGATTGGATAAATTTTGCGATAGATTGCGTGTTGCACGACTAAATCACGAAAGTGTGGTGCGTAAATTTTCCTTTGTTTTCTTTCTTTTATAACAAATTCACGATAAGGTTGTATGCAATAGGTTTCGTTCTTTAGGGATTCGTGTAGGTTTAGCAGATTGTAAGCTAAGTTTTTCTCAAAAGCAAACACTTGCATTTTGTTTTTCTTTTTCTTTTTTGCGTCAAAAAACGCTTCTATGAGATTCTCTAAACTAATAACTTTCTCGTAAAGATGATTAACTCTTTTCATTTTCTACCCTTAAAAGTTTTTCGCATTTTACTACTAGCTCTTAAGGGTTTAGCTCTTTGGCTTTTTCGCTTAAGTCTAAAGGCTTAAGTCTAAGGCTAGTTTGTCCTATTTTTGCGTTGTCCCCTTTAGGTCTTAACGCGCATAAAATAGTTGCGGAAACCGACATTGTGATTGGAGGAAGTGCGGACATTATTGCAATAACGCGTCCAAACACCAGCACGAGAGGTATCAGCCCAACTCCCACCGACAATAAAGCTTCCAAACTAGCCTTGATATATCTTTACCAATTCTCATTTTCTCTTGCTACTTTTATCCACGCACCAACTTGTGCGCCAATCTTACTTAGCATTAATTGCAAGATTCCATATCTTTTTGCGCCTTTAATCCCCTCTTTGCATTCTTTTGAATAATCAAAATATCCGAGTTTGTAGGCTAGGTAAATATCCATTTTTAGTAGCTCCAAAGACATATCAAGGTTAGTTAAGCTTGTTTTTTTATGCCATTTTTTGCGGGTTTGTATCATTAGCTCATATACTTCATAAGCTCTATTTCGTATTTGGCTACTTAGCGCAAACTTCTCGTGTCGCGGGAAGTGATTTAAATATAAGTTTAACTGCGTTAAGAATACAATATACTCATTGACAAACTTCAAATCCTTTTGGCTAAAGTAGTTCTCTATTGCTTCCTCTCTCTCCTTTTCTCTTTCTTTGGCATACATTTCTAGCACTTCTGCTTTTAACTTTTCTATGTTGGATTCATTCTCTAATTCTTTCGGGCTTTTGTGCCTCTCCATTGACTTCCTTTAAAATTTTTGGTCGCGCGGTCGCGTTTTTAGAATTTAATTCTAAAAACGCGAATTTTACACAAAATTATCCCAAATAACAAATTTTTAGAGGGGTAAGACTATCGTCTTACCCTCAAGGTATCAAACAGGTGCGGAAACCGACAGTGAGATTGGAGGAAGTGCGGACAGAAGAGCAAGAACGCGTCCAAACACCAGCACGAGAGGTATCAGCCCAACTCCCACCGACAATAAAGCTCATTTCATTTCTCTGACAAGCCCAAAAACCATCTTGCCCATAGCGCAACTCTCCGCTTACACTTCGCGCGTCATCATTGCGTGGCAATCCTAATTGGTCAAGCTTATAAGCGGTAGTTGCACGATTTGTTTCACCGCTAAAGACTTGTATTGTGCCATTGCCGAAGCAATAAGCTTTATTATCCAATGTAAGCGGATTGCTAAATTCATCATAGTAACTCAATGTGTATGCCTTTGCGCTATCGCTTAAGTCTCTTAAATCGGTGGAATCTTTGATATAGTAGTGTTTTCCTGTTGTGTCTGTGATATATCCTGAAGCAATTTCCCACATCAAACCTGTAATATCCACGATTCCATTTGCTTGTCCATTGTGCGTGATTTTTGGCAAGTTTGCTTCACTAACACCCCCTGTTAGTCCGCATTTGCGTCCGTCTGTGTAAGTATATCCGTCCCAATCCCACTTAATGCTATTATCATCATAACTTTGAAGTTTTGCCCCCAAATCCAACCCACGAGGAGCATAAGGAGCTTTATCTCCCCAAGCGCATTTATCCAAATCCACTTGTCCATTTCCTGCTTCAAAAAGCCTTTGAAAGTGTGCTTGTCCTAAGTCGCAAAGGTAAGTGTAGAGTGAAGCTTGTGGGATACAATATTTTGCGCCTCTGCTCTTAGCTGCTTTATAGGCGGTATCGTAGCGATTTGGGAAGCTCGTTTCATCACCTAACGCGCTAATTGGATTGTGTGAAATATGCGTAGAGATAGGTTTGCGATGTCGTTTAGACACTGCAATTCCTTGTTCTGCACTTGCTAAATATTTATCCACAAAAAGCCCATCAATCTCTACTCCTGCATTCATAAAGCATTGTGGGAGCACGAATCCCTCTTTTTGTGTGAAACTCACTTCTACCTTTAATCCCAAATAGGGCTCTTCTACTATATGGCTTTTTTTCACATACATTTTTGGAATCCAAACCATTATGCTACCTGTTGCGTCCTCATAATTTCCAAAGTTCTTGTGGTAAGGATTCTTTGTGCCTACCATTTCATTTAAGCCCAAGCTTTGCACCACTTCATCGGGGGCGATTCCAACACCAAAGCCAATACTTCCAGCCTCTCTTGGTGCGCTAAGACTTCCCGCGCTTCCCTCCTTACTTCCCAGCCATAGATTGTTATTTCTAGCATTATCCACGCATACAAAAATCTCTAAAGTGCTTGTATTAATCCACAATGCCCCTTTAGATACAGGATTAATCGTTGCGCTAGGGTCGCTATTGCGCTTATAATCAAACCCCCCAATATTTCCTAGCTCATTTCTTAAAACCTCTGCAAATTGCGTTAAATCCTCTTGTGTGGTTTGTTTGAAGTTTTGCAAACTCTCTTGTGTTTGTGTTAGCAAGGTTTGCGCTTGTTGCATTTTTGATTCTATCTGCGTATTTAATAATTCCAAAGCTTCTCTTACTGCTTCTTGCGCATTTTCTCCAGCATTGCTTAATCCGCTAAAATTTCTTAGCAATTCTCTTGCGTTTTGGTTCAACTCGCTTAAATCGCTGCAAAGTTTCTCTAGGTTTGTTGTGTCTGCTGTGTTTGGCATTTTGTTCCTTTGTGTTAATTTTTATTTTAGGGTGTTTGCCCTTTGCTCTGCCTTTTAGAGAAGCAAAACAAAAGGCAAGATGCTAGAGCCTTATGTGTGAATCACTCCTGCCTTTAAAAGTTCATTGCTTAAAAAAAGAAAATTGCTTGTGTTTTGAATAACGGGGCTTAGAAATTCTGCACTCATTTCTAGCGTTGTATTCTCCCGATTCTCTAAAACCTCAATGCGTTCTCTTAGCTCGGTATCATCATACGCATTTATGCTAATGTCTGCGCATTCTTGCTTGATTTGCTCTAAGATTCCTTGCAGTTGTTCTTTTAGTCTTTGCGCTTCCTCTGTAATGGAGGTTTTAGCTTCGCTTATCGCATTGGCTAAAGCATTTTCGCTATTGTCTAAACTTGCGCTTAGAGTTTGCAGTCTCTTTTTAAAGTCTATCTCAAAAGCCCCTAACTCCTCTTTGCTTTGTGCGATTTTCTCTTGTAATTCTTGCAGAGATTGTGTTAAAGCCTCTTGGTTTGTTGTGAGATTCTCTAGCAGCAGTTCTGTGCTAAGAAGTGTGTTTTTGTATTCGTTTTTTTCTCTTATAAAGTTCTCCAAGCTCTCCTTAAATTCCTCTGTTGTATTTTGCATAGCCTCTTTTTCTTGCGTAACTTCCGCGCTTAAGAGTTGTATTGTCTTTAATGCTTCTTTTGTTTCGTTGTTAAATTCCTCTTTTAGTGTCCTTAAATCGTCTAGGCTTCCATTTGCAACCTTTAGCAAATCCTCTGCTTGTTGCAGGAGTTCCTTTTGGGATTCCTCACCTTTTTCGTATTTTCCAACAAGCAGCAAAAAAGTATAATGAATCTCTTGCACAATTAAAAGTGTTTGTTTCACTTGCTCTAGGAAACCTTTGTTTTCTCCTGCTTGTGTGATGACTAAATCGTTAATGGTTGCTTTTTGGTTTTTATCCATTTTGTAGCCTTTACTTTAAAATGGCAAACATTCTATAATTTTAAAAAGTAAAATTAAAGGCGCAAAAATGATAGCAAACAAGCTAGAAATCAAAGCATATTTTGAAACGCACAACATAGAACCCAAAGAAGTTGCAAAGCTCTACAATATCAAATACCGCACTTTAATGCATTGGGTTAAAGAGGAGGGCTGGGAGAGAGGCAAGGCATTGCAGAATCTCTCAAGCACACAGATTCAAAAAAATTTGGTAAAAACTGAAATTTGCAGTGCGTTAGAAGTTAATCAAAGACGAATCAAAGAGACAATAAGGCAAAATTTGGGAGATTGCGCAGAATCCATTAACGCGTTGGTGCTAAACAACATACTAGATTCTAGCTCGGAGGAAATACTCTTGCAAACGATGAGCGCGAATTACATTCAAAAAAACATTGCCCTAAGTGCAATCATTGCAAAAGATGAATTAATGAAAATGGTTCGCTTAAGAAAAGAAGACAAAGGCGACCCTATGCTAATAGCCTGTGCAGAAAAAGTCAATAAGATGTTCATTGATATGCAAAACGCACTTTATGGCAAAGAGATTCCAAAAGAAGCGGTTGTAAATGAATATGAAAACTTAAGCACAGAGGAGCTACAAAAAATTATTGACGCTTAAAGCGTGTTAGGAGTGTGTTTGTTTGGATAGTTCCAAAACACTTTTAACACCCAAAATCGCAATCCCAAAAATCACACTAAAAACAAAATATTCCATAATTTATCCTTTATCTTTGTGATTGTAGCAGTTTCGCAACAAACGCTAGAGGCAAACACACAAAAGCTCTTTAAAAGGGCAAATTCGCAAAAGTATTCAATTCTGCTAATCGCTTAGAAAAAGCAATCACTTCACTCACGCAACCACGCAACCTTGCGTCCTCTAAAAGTGTGCGGGTATTTTGTTTCAAAATCTCTACTAAGGCATTTTGAAATTCCTTATAATTTAGTGTAGCAATGCTTTCATCAAGCAAGATTTCTTGTGCTTTAGTGGTTAGCGAATGGTTCTCTAAAAGGCTTAAAAAATCCTCTTTTAATTCTCCTAATTCGTCTCCTCTTAGGTATTCTTTTGCTAAAAGCCTTAAATCCTTATCGTTAATAATGGTTTTAAAAAACTGCTTTACATTGAGCGGGATTCTATCGCTTTTAATCTGCTGGGTGTTCTTTTTTGCAAAATAATCATTAGGAAGCCTTAAAACATTGATTGCGGTTTTGGTTAGCTCCTCTTTGGTGTAAAAATCCACATTCTCTAAGATTGCTTTTACATATTGCGCTAAATCCACCTTTGCTTTTGAATCGTGCGCACTTAAAAATCTCTCTTTGCAATACCAAAGAAACGCATTGATTTCTTTTAGCTTTAACTCTTGTCCTTCTTGTAAAACCTCGCCTATATCCTTGCAAGGATTCTCTAAAGTTAGGACACTAGCATTAAAAACCTTGTTTTTAAAAAGCAATTCACAAGCTCTAAAACTTGCGCTAACTCCCGCATTATCCTTATCAAAACATAGTTTTATCACTGCTTCGGTGCGCAAAGCAATCACTGCACTTAAATGCGAAGCACTAAAGGCAGTCCCACAAGTAGCCACCGCGTTTGCAAATCCGAGTTTATCTAGCGCAATAGCGTCCATAAATCCCTCTGTGATAATGACTGCTTTATTTTTGTAGATTTGCTCCCTTGCTCTGTGGAAGTTATAGAGAAGTTGGCTTTTATGAAATATCTTAGAATCCTTGCTGTTAATATACTTACTTGCATTTTTAAAATTCCCATAAGGGTGCGTTCTGCACGAAAATGCAACGACTTTTCCGCTTTTGTTCCTAAGTGCAAAGGATATTCTAAAGGGATTTGCAAGAATGCCATTGTTATAGATTAATCCCAATTCTTGTAAAAGATTAGCATAAGTTAAGCTCACTTTGTAGCTTGGAATCAGCCCTATATCGTATCGGTTAAAATCCTCTTGGCTTAAGCCTCTGTTGTGTAGATATTGCCTAATCTTTGCGGTTATTTCGTCCTCTTTTAAAAGTTCATTCTTGAATAGATTATTGAGGGATTCCAAACTTTCAAAGTAGGGATTTAGGCTTTGATACCTGTTGCTTTCTTTGATTTGGAGATTATAGCTATTGGCAATTTCTCTAAGCGCACTTTCAAAGTCTAAATGTTTATATTCTTGCACAAATTTAATCGCGTCTCCGCTAGTATTACAACCAAAACAATGATAAAACTGCTTTTTGGGATTCACTACAAAACTGCTCGTTCTCTCCTCGTGAAAAGGGCAATTAGCACTAAAGTTGCTTCCTGCCTTTTTAAGCGGAATGTAGGTGCTAATCACCTCTACAATGTCCATTTGCGATTTTAATTCCTCTACATTTTCTATCATTTTGTCTCCTTTAAATCACCACTGCTTCTACTTTGATTTCCTCTTGGCTTACTTCATAGATGACTTGTATCTCTTGCTTGTTTTTCTTGAAGCGCAAGGTATTGGTATCAAAGAGGATTTTCTCTTTGGGGTGTTTGCCTGTCTGCTTGTTTTTGCGAATAAAGAACATTCTAGCGTTCTCATCGTATTCGTTGCCTTTTTGCATTAAATCGTCTTTCTCGGGCTTAATGCGCTCTAGGCGAAAGATGATACTTGCCTCGTGTCCTCCTTTTTTGCTCCCTGTTGGATTGTCTCTATCACTCTTGCTTGTTTGGATAATCAAAAATACCACGATTCCTAAAGAATGGCAAAGTTTTGCAAGGGTAGAGAATTTGCTTGTTTCCTCCTCCTCCATATTTCTCCCTTGTGGCGCACTTAGTCGCATTTGACTATCAATCAAAAAGAACTTCACGCCCTCTTTGTAAAGTTGCCGAATGTTATTGGCAACCTCTGCTATATCATAGCCCTCGTTAATCAGATAGAAATTCACAAAACTATCTCGTTTCTCCTCTCTTAACCTTGTGCGTATGTATTGCTCTGCTGTAAATTCAAAGCAAAAGAAACAAACTTTGTTGCTTTTGGCTAGATTTTCTAAGATTTGCAAACAAAACCTCGTTTTACCAGCTTCGGGGTCGCCACTTACTAAAATCAACTGCGCTAATTCCAAGCCACCATTTAAATAATCATCAATGAATGAAATTCTTGTGGGATATACTTTGGGCTTTGGCTTATCCTCATATTCCTTAACCCAAGCATTTAAATCTTTGATTTCCTCTGTTTTTAATTCCTGCTCTTTGACTAGATAATCCAAATCTAAAATTGTCTTAGATTCATAAGCGCGGATTAGTTTCTCTCCGATGAGTTTTTGTCTGTTTAATCTTATGCTTTCTAGCAAAAGAGGAGCAAGATTGAGATAGTTTGGATTGACTTCCGCACTCAAAAACTCAAAATATTCCGCTCTCTCTTTGTCCTTGTCTTGTATTTTATGATTGAGTGATTCTAAGCTTAAGGATTTTTGTGCATTCAAATCTGTGATAAAAGTTAGCAAAAATCTACCAAAAGGGCTAAAATACTGCGCGGGTATTTTTTTAAGAAAATCATCTATCAAGAGAGGATATTCAACCATTGACCTTAAAACTATATTTTCCATACTTCCTCTTTAAACCACTCGGGCATTTTTGTCATTTCCTTTTTGAGCCAAAAAGCGCGTAAAATCTCTATCTCTTGCTCTCTTGAACCTTTAAATTCTTTTAATTTGCTAACCTTTGCCTTTTTCTCGCATTCCTTTTCAAGTAGCGTAAAAAGGCTTTTAATAATGGCTCTAAAATCTCTAAAGGTGCAACTTAGCACCAAGAGATACCACGATTTGTAAAGCCTTTTTTCTGTCGCACTAACAAGCTCTTGAAGTAGAGAAAATTCCTGCGGTTTTGCAAAGTTGCTAAAAACGCTTACAAGCTCTTGCTCTTGCATTGTCTATTCCTCATAACCTACCACTTCTACTTCAAATTTAAAGTCAAAAATTTCTGCTAACGCGTGGGATTCTACTTCGTAATTTTTAGAATCCTTGCAAAATTTGACCACTCCTTTAAAACTCATATCCATTTCCTCGTTATTAACCTCCACTATATCTTTTTCGTAAATGCGCTTTCCTGTGCTATCCACATAGCCACTCCACATTTCTATTTCATCTGTTGCAAAAAGCGCAAGAGGATTTTTTTGCATGTTTAAAAATCCATTTTCCATAACTTCAAGCCTCAAATCTTTAGCATAAATGTGTCTCTTTTCGTCCTTAATCCTAACCCTAAAGTCAAATAGATTCGGTTTCATTTTCTGCCTTTTCGTAGGTTTGTAGGATTATAATTTTCAGACCATATTCTTTTGCGATTTCATATTCAGCCTTACAACCTCTAGCATTGTGCCAACCATCAACAAATGCAACTGCATCACATTCAGACATCTTTTTAATTGATTCGCCAAGATAATACAATGGTTCATTTTTAATGAATTTGTTTCCATAATCAAAATATGTATCTGCAATTTCATAACCATCAGATTCTAAGATTCTAATTGCCTCTTTTCTAGCATTAAGAATTTCTCCGCTAGTTAGACCTCGCATTGGCTGACTAATCATTACTTTCATTTTCTCTCCTTTTTTGATTTTTTGTTTTTCACCGATTTTTTATGCTTCGTGCGTCTCTTTCTTTCTTTTTTAGAGATTGTGCTATTCCTCTCTCTTTTTGAGATTTTATTTTCTCTGCTGCTTTCCATTGAATCTGGAAGTAGTGTTTGCACTAAAGCAAAGGATAATGCTTTTAAATTCATTTTTTCTCCTTATTTCTTGCCAAAAATGTAACCATACCTCGTAAAAAGCGAATCTTATGCTTTAATTCAAAGATTAAAGCTTCAGTCGCATTTTCGTCTATCAAATCCACAAGCTCGGTTTCCAAGTCGTCTAAATTCTCGTGGATATTGCCTACAACGCGCAGAATATTTACTGCGCTTAAAGGATAGAGCATTGAAAACACCTTGCAACAAAAGCAGTAATTCTCAAACGCGATGACGCCAAGTGTAGCTTCTTTCCCTATTTTGCCTTGATATTCAAAATATACAATATCGCCCTGATAAACTCTCCTTCCCTTAAAATCTTTTAATCCTGTGTAAAGTTCAATTTCATAATTACTAATAAGCATACAAGCAGATTTAATATTTTTAGCAAAGGTAATCGCTAAGTCTAACCTAGATGTATCGCTACAGCTTGGCAATATTGAAAGTTCTAAATCATTATGGAATCTTTTTTCTGAAGTATCCCATACCCTAAAATCAATGTCTTTTAGTTTCATTGTTGCACTCCCTATTATTCAGCTTGGATTCCTCTACAAACTCAAAATAGTGCGCATAAGCACTTTTGCACTCTTTTAGTGTCATAAAACCAACAATTCCGCAAGTTGAACAAGGCAAAGTTTGGAGTCTAACATTCACATTGCTAACACTTCTTATCCGCATTACTAAGCCCTTTGGGTAGATATGCTCTCCTGTCGTGCAATCTCTTTTAAGACGCACGAGCTTTCCTCGCCAAGTTTCCATTTTCTCTTTAAACAAATCCATTTAAAACTCCTTTTGATTGCAGAAAAACAAATTATGTTTTCCATATTCTTTGATAAACTCCGACAAATCCTCACAAACTAGCCTATTTTTTACATTGACAAGCCTTTTGTGTGAATTCTTTTTAAAGCTTGAATATTCCTTGTTGATAAGCTTCACCGCCCTTTTTCTTATGGTAATTTTTACTTTTTTTCTTTGCTTTGCATAGGTTGTTTTTGAGCGTTCTTTTGCTGCGTTCAAATTCCCAACCATTTGCATACAAGATTCCGCATTCAATGATTGCGCTAAGACTAACATTTTCAAACTCCGCTATTTCTAAAAGTTTCAAATAAAGCCAAAAAGGCAAATTAATCTCATAGCTTACCTTTTTGGTTCGTTTATGCTTCTTGTGCCACATTGCCTCTTAACCCTTGCAAATACCTAGCCTCTTGGGATTTATCGCACAACCTTAAGAGACCTTGTTCCTTGTGGATTCCTATAAATCCCAAATCCCTATGCGTTGCGGTTTCTATTTTGCCCTCTTTGAATCTTTCTAGGCTGAAGCTAGGATTTTCTAACAAAAGCAGGTTTAAAAGCTCATTGTGCAAAGTCATTTCTGCGCTTTTCTCTTGTGTATATTGTGTCTCTTGGGTTTGTCTTTGCGCTTGTGTCCTTTGTGTCCTTTGATTTCTTGGTAGTGGAAACAAACCACTCCAGCCATTTTCAATACTTCTCTCTACAACCGCTATGATATTTTCTCCTTGCCCTTTTAGCTTTTTTAGCTTCTCTAAAATGCTCTTTTTGGTGCTAATGCTTAGCTTCCTTGTCTCCTCTCTGTATCGGATAAATTCCTCGTATGCTTTCTTATCGTCTGCATTGAGAGAGGAAAAATCTAAGCTCAAAGATTGTTTTGGAATCTTAAAGAGGCTATTTAAGAGAATGTGCTTTTTAGAATCACGCACAATATAAATTTTTTCTTTGTTTAAAATATTATTCTTTATATGTGTATCAAAATCACCGCTATCGGTAAAATCATCACGCGGTAAAGATTCCTTGTTTTCTGTGCTTTGCTCTATGTTTCTATTTTTCAGCTCCAAAAACTCTTTCGTGCTTAACTCTGCTAGATTCTCACAAGCAACTTCGCCTACAAACTCATAGATTTTTTCATCTTTTGTAAATCTCCCTTTTTCGTCTCTTTCTTGCTCGGATATAGTAAGCTTTCCTGTTTGTATAAGCTCCTTTAGTGCTTTTCTAATTGTCGCTACCCCTTTCCCTAATGTCTTGCTTAAATGCGCAACATTGACTATCCAATCACTTGGATAACTCATCAAGAGGATTCCAACCATTTTTGCCTCTACGCTGATATTGGAATCTTGAATGAACGCATTTGAAATTTTTGTGAAATTATTTTGTGGATTGGAATGGATTATCATTTGCTACCCCTTTACATTTGTTCTGTATTGCTCACGCGTTAAAAAGAGATTGTCTAGGTTTTGGATAATTTCTTTGGCATTCTCTATGGATAGAGTTTCTAGGATACTTGCAATTATTTCTTGAATTTCATCGTAATTACGAGAATGCAGAACTGAAAGCACGATTCTCTTTTGCTCCTCTCTTGTGAGATTGTATTGAACTGCCTCTTTTAATTCATCACAAGAAAAATCAAAATCGGTGATGTCATAATCAAGAGTTTTTAGGATACTTGCAATTATTTCTTGAAATTCATCGTAATTACAAGAATGCAGAACTGAAAGCACGATTCTCTTTTGCTCCTCTCTTGTGAGATTGTATAGAACTGCCTCTTTTATTTCATCACAAGAAAAATCAAAATCGGTGATGTCAAATTCTAATTCAATTTCTTTTTTAATAATCATTTGAAAACTCCTTGCATTTGGTGGTTGATTCTTTGGATTAGGTAGCTCTCTCTTAGCATTCTAGCAAGTGCTAAAGCTTCCATTTCCTTACCAAAATATCCTTTGTGGATTCCATTTTTCAAATAATCCACATTGTGTTTGGCATTCTCTAGCCTTTCTTTTAATTTCTCTGTTGGCATTTGCAGAATCCTTTTGATATACTCTTGCGGATATGTTGCCTTGTAAAACCTTGTTTGCGTTAGCTTGTCTTGTCTCATTTTTGGAATCCTTTTAAATGTTATTCAAAAATACCGCGCGTGGCTTTTGCTCGTTTTCTAGGAATTTCGCATAAAATTCCAAAGTGATATTAAGGTTTTCGTGTCCTAGCGTCTTGCTAACCCACATTGCTTCCTCTCCCTCACTTAGCATAATAGAAGCGAAGCTATGCCTTGTGGTATAAAAGGTGCGATACTCTAGCCCCGCACTTTTTAACACACTAGCCCAAATGTCTCTAAAGTCTGCGCTACTTCTAAAGGGATTGCCTCTTGTATGTGAAAATAGATAGGTTTTACCCCCTTGCGATTCTATTTGTTCTAAAAGTGCTTCACGCACAGGTGGAAGCAAGTCAATCTCACGAATCCCACTTGTTGTTTTTGGCTTACTTGCTTTGCCATCGTGTTGCTTGATTGCTCTTGTAATGCTAATCTTGTTGCGTGTAAAATCTATATCCTCCTTTCTTAGTGCAAAAAGCTCCCCACACCGCATACCTGTAAAAAATGCGACTTTTAGCAGATTGCAAAACCACTTAGGGTATTCTTTTCCTTTTGCAATCTCTAGTATCGCCTTGACCTCACTTAAATTAAAGGGTTCTATTTTTTTGTATTCTTTAAGAGTAGAGAATTTGCAAGGAAAGACTGGATTCCTGTTGATGACTTCATCGTAAAGTGCTAATCCTAAAGAGTGTTTTAGGAATCTTACAATAGACCTGCCGCGCACTTTGCTAATGTCTTGTCGCCCAAGATAAAGATAAAACTTCTCTATCTCCTCACGCCCGATATTTTCCACGCAAATCCCGCCAAAATACCCAAGCAAAAAGTTATAATACTGCTTGTATGTGATTTGTGAGCCTTCCCTCAATGCTTTGGCATTATTCAAAGTGCGGTTTAGGTAATATTCTAAACTTCTCTTTTCTGGCTTTTTATGCTGGAGTTTAGGTGGATTTAAATGCTCCTCAATGAGCCTTTCAAAATTTCTTAAGATATATTCCTTGTTCTCTTTGTTTGCTTTTAGCTTTGTGCTAAAGCGAATCCTGCGACCCTCACGCATTACCTGAATATGCCACATTTCACCTCTTGCGATTACATTTTTTTTCATTTTGTCTCCTTTATTGATTCTTGCAGAATCCACCCTGCGTCTCTGCCTACTAGAATCGTATCTGTGATTCCAATCCCTAGCAAATAATACTCCATAGTCTGCTTTCGTGCTTCACCATTGCAAATGTGATGAATGTATTCTTGGCGAGAGAGTTCTAAAGCTTCATTTGTGAATCTTTTTAGGTTTCTCCTTAGCGTCTCTATCTTTTTGCGCTTCATTTGCTCTCCTTTGTCCCATTCTTTCTATTTTTGCCCTCACACTTTGTATTTTTTACTTCAGCCTTTCTTTGTAAATATTCCTTGTGATTGTTGCAATCTAAGAAATAAATTGCCTCTGCGCTTAAACCGATTTTGCTAAGCTCACTTAACATTTTAAACCTCACTTTCCGCGCCTCACACGCGAAATTTTCAGCCTCTAGCCTCTCTAAAATTCAAGATTTTTGGGATTGTATGTTTTTGCGGGTATGTTTGCGTTCCATAAGAGATTCAAACAAAAAGGTTTGTGAAGTCTTTATTGAGATTGAAAGTGCAAATGGAGTGTAGCAAAGTCTTAAAAGCTCATATTTTAAGTGCAAGTTGCATTTTGCAAGATTTTTAGCGATTTTTCCACGAGAGATTGAATGGGTGCGTGGGGATTCTACCCCATGCCAAACTTAAAAAAATTCCTACAATTTCCAAAAAAAGTTAAGTTTTTTCTCTTTCCAAAAATTGCCACAAAAAGGATTGCCACGATTCTGCTAAAGCAGAATCTCGCAATGACAGAGAGGCGTGCAAGAAGTGCAACATTATAGATTGCTTCGTCTCTCACTTTGTTTGTTTCTCGCAATGACAGAAGGGAGGACGCAGTGGTTTATTTCTGTCCTTGCGAGATTCCGCTTGTGGAATCGTGGCAATCTATAATTTTGGATTACTTGTAAGT